CTTATTCAATCACACGAAAGACTACAAGGCGATATGAAAGCTTTGTCTCGCAGAGTTAACACCCTAGAAAAAGAACGCTCCCGACTATACGGTGCAGGGTTTATCCTTGCAGTAATCGGGAGCGCAATTATGTGGATGGTATCTACTTTTAAAGGATCATAATATGTTAGGCGGACTTCCTGTAGAACTAATTACAATGCTGGGTTCATCCCTTCTTGGTGGCCTCATGTCCATCTGGGGGCAAAGCATTAAGGCTAAAGAAGCCAACAATAAAATGATGTTGTCTGTTATGAGTAAAGAAGCAGACATCATTGACAAAGCCCGTCGCTATGACAATCCGCACTTTGCTTGGACTAGACGGCTTATTGCTTTAAGTGCAATTGGGGCTGTTATTGTTTGGCCGAAGGTAGTTGCTGTCTTCTACCCAGAGATTGCTGTTACGGTTGGCTGGACAGAGTTTAGGCCGGGGTTCCTGTTCTTTGACGGCAAGGAAATCTTTCAGTGGCGTCAGATGACTGGTATGGTCATAACACCCCTAGACACACACCTAGTCTCTGCAATCGTTGGGCTGTACTTTGGTGGATCACTGGTTAAAAAGTAACACTTCAATTTAGCTTAGTACTCTTAATAGCTTTGTACACCTCTTCTACTGTACCTTCTGTTTTCTTAATTGGCTCAGTGATCTCTTTTTCAAACGTCGCCATACCACAGTACTCTTCTATTTTAGATTCTATATCCTCAACTAGCTCAGTCCCGTACCTAATAAGGTTTGCAAGATCGTGGGTGTAACCAAAATCAGGTAGAGCATCATCCATAAATTCTACAAAGTCTTCTGCATCTAATTTACTAACCTCAAGAGTTGGGGACAAGGACGCATCTTTGTCTAGCATTAAAGAAAAAGAAAGGACGTTGATGAAGCGTCCTTCTTTTTTTGTGTCATCCTTATCAGACATCTACTAGCTCACAAACGTCGCCTACGCAACTAAACTCTTGAGTTCCCTTTGTAGTGTCTTCTTTCTCATACTCTTGCAGTTTGTAGAAATCAATTTCTTTTGGCATGCTCGCTAGAAGGTCATGGTACGTAGCCTCGTCCACTTCTTCATAAGGCGCTTGAGTATATACCGCATCGCTATGAGGGAAGAACGAAACCCCCGACATAAAATCAAAGTTTTTATAAACCCACGCCGCAACTTCCAACCATTCATGTTCACGAACTGTAATCGTGATGCTAGGCTTGTGTTCGCACCAGTGTTTTTGGTATGTAAGCCAGAGTTCAAGATGTTCCATAGGTGTAAGTTCATCATTAATCATTGCTCCTTCTGGTGCTTCAATTGGAAAAGAAAATACAGCAGTGTTTTTACTTTCGACATCACCAACAGCATCTTCACATGGAATACCAGAATCCACTAGGAACTGTGTAAGTGGGTCTTTCTTGTCCCCACGAACACGCCTGATGTAATGCTTGCTGTGTCGGGGGTGGATACCACTGGCAGCGTCTACAAGCTGACTGACGGTCCCTGATGGCTTGACACAGGTGATGGCTGTGCTTTGTTGGATGCCCAACGAGTCTGCCCACACTTCATTTGTATCAACAGCAACCTGTCTTAGGCGCTGCAACATACTATCAAGGTCGCCTTCACCACCATTCGTCAACTCGTTATCCATGATGCCTGTCATGCTAACACCCAGTAGGCGTTCTTCTTCTGTAGTGTCTGCCCAGATTTTTCTGAGGTATTTAAAGTCAGTCAGAGTAGCTTGGTACGTGCCAAGAATAGCGGCAAGCTTCACTTTCTTTTTCAACGTTTCTTCAGTGTCATCCTTTTTAACCACTACCTCTGTAAGATTACAGAACTGATTTGGTCGCAGGATAATCTCACAGCAGGGGTTTGTACCAAACTCATAGTTAGGATCACGCCTACCATTCACAGCAACCTGTGTCTTTGCTGCTGCACGGCTAAACATCCCGCGCTCACCAGACCGGCTTTCGTACAATGAATGCCATTCTTTCATAAACACATTCATATCAGGCACAGACTTGTACACAGCAGAGTTGTTAGCGTAGGACCGATAGCTGTGGTTGTGCCACCAGTCACCAGACTTGGATGCCCGTAACAGATCATCGCTAAGGTTGCTGAGAGAGATAAGGGCTGAACGACGCACACCGCCTACTACTACTACTTGTGCCGTCTTACAAACAAGATCGTGACACTCTATGCTGCTTAATCGTCGTCCAGCCGCTTTAGTAAACATGTTAACTGCAAAGCGGAACAGATCATTTAATGGCTCTGGGCCAGAGGCCCGTCCCCCAAAGGTCTTTAGTCGTGCGCCAGCAGGGCGTACAAGCGACATATCCCACGTTGGGATTTGCCCTGAGTACAGCAAGGAAACCAATTCCTTAAATGCCCTTGCCCAACCAGACTTACTGTCCTTGACCTTGACTACTATTGTGCTGTCCTCGAAGTGTTCCGCTACCTCTGGCAGCTTAGTGATACACTCACGCTCAACAGAGAAGCCTACACCCGTACCGTTCATAAGGATGTACAACACCTCATCGAATGCTCTTGGGCTGTCAATAGGAAGGTAGGCACAGTTGTATGCAGCCACATTGCAACGCTCTACAGCAGTACCCGCCGTCATCAACAGCCGCATGGATGGCATGATGTCCAGATTAAGCACTGCGGTCTGCAACTCATTGCGGGTTGCAACATCAAGATCAAAGTTATTCTTCTCTTTCAACCGACTGACCATGTAATCAAAGTAACGGGTCACGGTTTCATCCCAAGTCTCTCTGCGCTGTGCTTCATTAATCCAGCGAGAGTAACGAGAGGTGTGAATATATTTTTGGTAGGGTGTTGGTAGTACAGTCATATTACTTTCGTCCATTAATTATACTCCACTTAAATCTGGTTCTTTGTAATTAGAAGACTTCAGCACTTTGCCGTCTTCCCTGTAAATTGGTTTGCCGTCATCCCCAAGCTTTGACATGTTGGACTCATGCACCCTATCAAAGATAGTGTCCATATCCCAGCCGTAATCAACGAACAGCCCAGTTAAAACATACAACAGGTCAGCCGCCTCTTTCTTCATGTTAAAGGGCATGGGTTCAGCATAGGAGTATGAGAAAACTAAAGACAATGGAATTGCTTCCATCAACTCTTTGTACTCTTCTTCAATTAATTTTACACGCCTGTGAATAGATGGTGTTTGCTTAAAAGCATCTTGAAACTCTTTGACAGACTCGTACATTTTATTCACAGCCCAACTCCCCTTTCAAACTCTAGGTTAATGTCGTATTCTTCTCGCTTCTTTCGCAAGTAACTCAAGTACCACAGAGCCTTGTCTAAATCCTCCAAGGGCTTTCCCTTATGCTCATAGCGAGCTAGGTACTTGCTTACGTTGCCCCCAAGGTAGCCCAAGAACTTTGTCTGTGACATTGACTCTTCTATCAATTCAATTGTTTCGCGGCCCCCAACATTGTAGTGGGGCGGGCTGTTCACACTGTCACCTGTCATCATCTTCTCCGCGTAACCATTCGTCATCGATAACTCTGTTACTGAACTTGAACCCGTACTTGTTACACCAGTCCCCGTAGCTTGTCTTAGAACGTTTGTTAATCTTAGTGTTGACATTCATAAAGACAAATCGGACATCGATACTAGGGTGCTGCTTACGAAATGTCAAATGCTTTGTTCTGTCTTCAGAAGTAAAGAACCCTTTAGTTTCTATGTAGAAATTGTATTCCGGTATGTAGAAGTCCGGCGTGTAAGTTGTGGTGTTTGGTACAAACTCGTAGGCGTCAGGCTCGTAGTCAAAGCTAAGGCCCCGCTTAATAAGGTCACTTGCAAACCCAACCTCGAAGTTACTTCTGTACCTTGTACCCATTGCGTTTCGTGTCGTGCGTTTACGTCTTGACACGGAAGGGCCTGTATCTGGAGTGAAGAAGTTGAATGCCTTCTAAAAGAAACTCTTTAGTTTTTGGGCACTCGGTATTCATTGGGCTGTTAGATTCGCTGGATAAAAAATTCTGCTCAATAAACACACAGGCACCATACTTCAACACATTGATTATATTGTTTAAATCGTGCTGTATTTTTCTACAGTTTGATTCGTAGTTTTCGTCATTCCAGTATGCCTCTATAGACATAGCCGGAACTCTCTTTATTGTTATTGGCAAGCACTGTTCGTTGCCACGCTTAAATGTTTCCCCTCCTTCTTTCTTTTCATTCTCCGCGTACACAAAAAAGCACTCTTTGTTAAAGTTAATATCAGAATTAAAAATTCTGTTTACTACTAATACTGGCACTAGAGTTCTTCCGTTACATACTTGGAGTACCAGACCATAGGTGGGTTTGCCCTGCCAGAAGCAACTTTGTATTTCAATTGCGCCTTGGGCCAGCAGTGTTCTTTAAAGTCACAGAACGAACAGGTAGTGCCTAGTACTCGATTACCTGTCTTTTCTTTCTTGTACATCTCTGGTTCATCGTCAAGCTTCTGCACTTTGATCGTGGGGTCTTGTAGTACTGTCATGTTGTAGGCAGCCTTAGCCAGCGCAGCCTTGCTCTCTTCGTCCTGTATGGACGGGGCATTGCATACAAGCACCTCACCGGAGGACTTGTTCATAACAATCCAACCCCCGAAAGGTTTGTCTACAGCAGCAGCGTACAAGTACCCTTGCAGGACGTACCCGAACGGATCACTATCTTTAACTTTATTGTAGTTTGAAAACTTATTCATGTAGGCGTATGGACTTGAAGTCTTAATGTCCCATACCTTACCGTCGATGATTACATCAAGGGTGCCATTTACTTTAATGCCAGCAACTGTAAGGGATACCTTTTCTTGGTACGCCTCAACGTTTATGCCAGCTTCTTTCATCTCAATGTACATCAATGTCTCAAGCAAGTCCCCGAACAGGAACCGATTGACAGAGTTGTAATCCATCTTCTTCTTAACCGCAGTGCCGTCCCGCTCAAGCTGTTGTTGGCATAGTGGTTTGCCTAAGCCTGACATACGGGGTCGCCATTTTTGATGCGCCTTTTCATTAGAGAATTGGCGAGCGACTGAGCTTGCCGCCTCTGCACCAAAAAAAGCGATAGTCTCAGGAGAGAGTTTCCTCTCCCCCGAAACCACACCTTGCAAATAAATCTGCAAATACTCTTTAATGAGGTTAGTCATTAGAGTCGAGAGCCTCTACAATTTCTGCGTCAGCAAAGTCGCCGCGTGCGTCCTTGTACTCTGACTCAATGTAAGCATTGTGAGAGTTAACAGACTCAACAAACTTCTCAAGAATAGGCACATCAGCCGCAGGATCAAACTCAACGTAATCCTTAACGTCGATCTTTGACTTGTAGTAGATGTTGCCCCCGTACTTCTGTCGCAGGGTAGAAAGCTTTGCTCTAGTATTAAACATCAGCTTACCCTGCTTCTCTAGGGTCTTGATCCAATCCGCAACAGGCATAAAGTTACTGCCTCGTGCGTACCAGACAACTGGTGTAGCTGCGATCTCATCAGTCTCAGCAGTGCCGTAAATAACTTGGGCACATTTGACGTTGGCTTGAAGAGTCCTCTCTGGGTCGTCAGGGTCTAGCAGTGCCAGTTCCTTTTTACCCAGCTTACCACAGCGAATGCCACCCGAGTTATCAAAGAACTCGTCGCCAAACGAAGCGGCTTGGATTGTCATGCTCCCATACGTCTGCTCTGCATTGTCCCAGACGGTATACATATACCGCCGCAGGAAGGGTCGGAACGTCAGTTCCTTTGTGTGCTGCCAGTCCCCTGAACTATCCTTAAACTTCCACTGACCTCTAGGAAGGGTGTTGCCTTCTTCGTCCTCAGTGTTGTGTTCAATAGAAAGCTTAGGCAGAAAGTCAACACTCTTTGTTGAACCTCCCGCGTCACTGGACTGTCCCAGCATCGCCATGATAGCAGAGGTGTCTGCCTTATCAGCCGTTACAAGATCAGTTAGTGATGGGGTTGTTACTACAGCTAAGTTACTCATACGTTAAGTCCTTTCATAGGTTCCAACCTCTGTAAGGTCAGACCAATTGCTTCCAATCTTTAACTCTATACCAACAGGTATATTGTAGTCAACCCCAAATCTCAAAGAACACTCGTCCTTGAGACTTAGCATCGCCTCTTTCATTAGCCTAATACTAATCTCCTCTTCATCGGGGTGAACGTCCATTACTATACTATCGTGTACTGTATTACAGATCAAGCTTTTTAATCCGTTCTGTTTTATTTTTTTACTAAGAACTACTAGTGCAACCGGCAATAGATCGGCTGTAGCAAATCCTTGAACAGGGTAATTCTTTATTTGTGTGGAGTTAGAATACCCACCATTAGGATATTTCCTAACGTTAGGGAACATGTACTCCCGGCCAGACGGCAGCGTTATCTTTTTCCTGACCAATGCCTCGTTGCATAGCCTTTGCTGCCACTCTGCAATGCCAGAGTACTTCTCAAGAAAAGTGGTGTAGTAACGGCGTTCTGCCTCGGTCCCTGTTGTGCCTCCGTATAGGGGCTTAAATGTGTGGGCCTTTGCATCTTGCCGAGATACACCAATCACTTCTGCTGTGTACGAGTGTACATCAACATTGTTGTTAACGTCTTCTATTGCTTGCTTGTCTTGAGATAGGAACGCCGCCACCCGAAACTCTAGCTGGCTGTAGTCCCCTTCAAGTATCTTGCCGTTTTCAAAGCGGCTTACGATTGCAGCGCGAACAGGGAACGTACCGCTTCTTGGCATGTTCTGGAAGTTAGGATTGCGCGAAGATAAACGGCCTGTTGCTGTTATGCACTGCATAAACTGTGGGTGGATGTATCCATTTCTGTTTGTGTTAATCTTAATGTTTTCTATAAAGGTATTGAGGTATGTAGATAAAGCATTATACCGCATATACTTTTCAAGAAACTCTCTTTTCTGCCCGTCAACCTGTAACAGCTTGCTGCGTATAGTCGTCATGTCTGTCTTGAAACCGTGAACAGACAGGTCTTTCTCATTCTCTGGTCGCAAGCCAATACCGGCAATGTCGTTAGTCTCATGGTAGGTCGAGCCTCTACCAAAGCACACCTTGCACTTGCGGGGCATACCGTAGCTGCCATCCTTACGAACAAACTCTACCCGCCCACGTTCGCCACAGGTGGTGCATCCTCTACGTTGTGTTTTATTGAAGGAGCGTACCTTGGGTCGGTAGTTAATAATAAAATTACGGGTCGAGGTTGTTCTGACAAACTTTTTCTTCCGTTTGCCATCCTTGAGTACAGTGCCCAGATCAAAGCGGTCCTTCCAGACCCGCTTGTCCTTAACAGTCAGAGAGTAGAAAAGCTTAGAGCGATCCTCTGCTGAAGCAAGGTTTATTGGTGTGTCACCGCACAAGTCCTTTAGTGCAGCGTCTAGGTCTTCTTCTAACTGTGCATGCTCTCTTTTAAAGTCTCCTTCAATTTGTCTTATCTTATCCCCGTCAACCTTGATGCCGTTCGTTTCGATGTCACAAAGAACACGACAAACATCCATGTGAAGCTTGACTACAGGTTCCATCATTGTGTGGCCCATTCCTTCAAATCTATATCAAGCAACTCTGCTTGCACCATCGCAAGGTCATACGTTGAATCAACGTCCTGTTTACCATACTCTTCCAAGATTGTCCATGACATCTCATCAGGACCAACCTCCCAGTTATTAATCAGTCCTGTTTTCTTTTGCTGGACTGCACGCCTCTTACAAGAAGCATCGAGACTTATCTCTCTGTTCATGCCCCTAGCCAGTAAGTACTCGATGCCCATCGTATCCCACACCTTACCATCGTAGGTGAAGCCACAGTGCAACAGCCACTGGAGGTCGTACTTAATGTTGTGCCCCACCAACAGCGTTGTGGAATGCAGAACACTCTGCAACAAACTGAAGTTGTTTGGAGTAGGTTTTTTTTCAGAGTGGTAGAAGCACAGGTAGTTTTCATTTCCTATACTTGTTTTGTATCCGACTGACACCAGTTGGTTACTGCCAGAGTATGGTGTACTGTCCTTTTTAGAAAAGGTGTTCTCAATATCAAGACAGGTAATCATACGTAGTACTTTCCTGTTGCGATGTCCAAGAAGGCATGGGCCGTCCCGTGCCAACCGTTAACTTTGTTCTTGCTTATTGTTAGGAAACGTGTGTTGTCCTCAACACCCAAGCCCTTGCCAATGCCAAGGATAACGTCAGCTTCACCAGCCTTGCCGGTACGACTGTTGTCCATCATGGAGAAGTCTATGATCTCCCGCTGGTGCGCCTCGTAGTTAGCCTGAGACACAGCCCAAACAAGACAGTCATTGCGCTTGGCTAGTTCCCGCCCCGACACGTACAGTTCCTTCAGTCGCTCATCGCCGCGCCCAAAGTCCCCACCAATCTTGACCTTATCTAGCTGGTCAATAAGTATAACGTCTGGTTTGTTGAGTGCAGTAAAACTACCTAGTTCTGTTATATCTGTACCAACGGAATCAATGACAACAAGGTTATCCCCAATAACAGAATCATATGTTTCTTTGTAATCATGTTTGTTCTCCGCAAGAGTGTGCTTATCAACACCAAAAAAGGCTGTTGTTATTCTAAGCTTTACTTTCTTAGCCAGTTCCTCGTTAGCCCAGTAGTGTACCTTCTTACCTTGTGCAAGGTACTGAGCCACAAGGTGTGAGCAGAAGCTCGTCTTGCCTACCTCTGGTCTGGCAAAGATAATACCAAAGTCTCCCCGGTTCATACCCGGTAGATGATCTTCCAAGGTAGGAACACCAAACAGAAACTCAGGGGGTTTGCTGGTGGACTCCATCAACTCTTCAAATGTGTCCTTGACAATGGTGAAGGTTTCGTGTCCTTCCATTGAGTTGTTAGTCACACGGTCCATGAGCTTGGCAATGTCAGCAAAGGCATTGGGGTCGTCACCAACCCAGAACTGTACCGCCTTCTCTCCGATAAGCTTTGCCATGCTGCGTTCCCAGAACGTCTTGGCATAGTCGTAAGCCAAGTCATCATCCATGTCGGGCACGTTACATAGGCTGCCAATCAGTTGCTTTGCATCCTCGTCCTTGCTGTCAGGCATGGCAGGGAACATCATCTTGTGTACCGCAAGCACAGCCTTGTCATCCAACACATCAATGTTCTCGTACCGCAAATGAGCCTCAGTGATAGCCTGTGCTATCGACCTCCACTCCTTTGGGAACATCTGTGGTGTTATGAAGTTTTTAATCTTCTCCCAGTTTTTAGTTTTAAGGGTAGAGGCAAGAAGATTTAACTCTAGGTTTTCCATTCTTTATTACGTTCCTTCTAACTAAGAAAATCTTCAAGGGTGTCGTCATCCATATTCTTGATGTCAATGTCTGGAAACAACACAGACACCCCCGGCACCTTATGCTTGAGGGTAGCACACATCGACATGCTTTTCAATGCGGCGTCCTTATCTAAACAAACCAGTAGTTTATTAAAATTTTTGTTTATTAAATACCTTTCTAAAGTTGGTGACAGGGTAGTACCAGACAGCGCAATGCCAACGAAGCCATCCAGAGTAGAGACAACACATGCAGATGGTATGTCCTCGACTATCACAGCAGTCGAGCCAGAGCCTACAATGTATTCGGATGGTTGGTCTGTGTACTTGTACCACTTGGGTAAGCCACGCTTATGTAGGGTTCGACCAACAGCGTTGATTATCTTCCCCGGTGCTTGGCAATCCTCTACAAGAAACACAACACGGTTTAACTTTAAGTCATACTTAACCTTGATGTGTTTTTCTTTGTGCATGGAGTAACACTGCACACGCTGCAAGTAACTGATAGCTTCCTTGCTGTACTCCGGTTCAATGAAACTATCAGTCGGTAGGAACTCCTTCGTTTCTTTAGCTGTTGGCTTCCTGTCTTGTATTGTAAACAGGGAACCCAGTTGAGTTGTTTTGTTAAGCCCAACAAAGGAAGCACCCTTGTTGTCACAGTCAGCCTTAAAACAATTGTAGACTACTTGGAATGTTGCCGGTAAATATGTAGCAGAAAAACTATTGCTACCACCACAAACAGGACAGTCAGTCCTAAGTCTTCCTAGTGTGACTGTCTCGTCTATACAATCGTCGTTAGTCTGTAGGTTGTGGGAGGCCATCTAAGAAGTTCTCCATTTCCTCGTCTAGCATCTCTTCTTCATACTGCTTCTTCTTCATCTTTACCACTCGCTGATGATATTTTTTTTCTTGTAGCTCGTGGGCAAATTCGTTCCTATTCTTAGGCGGCTTCATGCGTTCCCTGTCTTTTCGTTGGTGTTTCATAATCTCCTCTTGTGGTCATACTGGAGGGGTAGTAATAGGTTTAGCCCCTGACGGGGTGAAACAATCCTAGCTATCGAGAAACCTTGCGTCAACCCCCTTGTAAGCATTTTGTTTCCATGCTACATAAGTAAGGTCGTAATCGTAGGGTGTCAACAAGCAGTGGTTGGCGTGGTTGCAAGAATGAGGGTGGCGCTTGCATTAGTGTGGAAAGGAAAAGGAATGGAAGTTAAAAAGGTTACACCAACACACGGCATGAGTTGGTATATTAAGTGGGTGGCAACAGCCTTTGTAATATTTGGCGCAGCCCTAAATTCATTCGACATTGAGCCATACAACATAGGCTGTCTTATGGTAGGCACATCCCTTTGGTTAGTGGTGGGCTTGCTGTGGTTTGATCGTGCGCTTATAGTAGTTAATGCAAGCATACTTGCTATATACCTTGCAGGAATACTGTCTTACTTTTATTATACAGGGCTTCCGCCGGTATGATTACAGTTGACATAACTCCAGTTATGAAGCAGCGAGCCACTCGTAAAGCAAACTCGATGGGCAAACTGTACGGTAGCATTACCAAAGGCAGGGGCAACGGCATTGGCTTTCTTGGAGAGGAGGTCGCCAACTTTATTATGGAGGGCGACAACATCAACAGCACAAAAAAATACAACAAGGACTATGACATTGTGCTGCCTAACGGCACGACTGTTGAGGTCAAGACCAAGAAGACCACCGTTGTGCCCCTGCCCCACTACGATTGTAGTGTTGCCGCCCAGAACTCAGACCAGAAGTGCGACTACTATGCTTTTGTAAGAGTGCATGAAAGCAAGAAGGAAGGCTGGTTCTTGGGTTGGATAACTAAAAAGGCATTCTATAACAACGCACGCTTTATGAAGCGCGGGACTATTGATCGTGCCAATGGTTTTATGGTGAAGGCAGACTGTTACAACCTACCTATTGATAAGCTGTATCAGTTTAGTAAAAAGAAATGGCTTGGCTATGAGTAGACCGGACGCAATGCTGAACACAATGGAAACCCTCTACGAACAGTTCATTGAAGACGGGCTGTCCCCAGAGGAAGCTGAAGCTAAGGTCAATGAAAGGATGGAGCATGAAAGCCATGAAGGTTAAGATTGGTGCTTTTGATTTTGTTATTGATATTCTGCCTCTCAACGATGAGATATTCGGAGACTTTTCATATATCAATGGTAGAATCCGAATCGAGAAAAATTTAAAGGGTCCATTACTTGTAGACACTTTGCTACATGAAATTGGGCATGGCATTTTCGCAGTGTATCAACTCAAAGGTAACAAGGACAGCGAAGAGCGTACTGTCTCTGTCATGGCGAGTGGGTACACTCAGGTTTTTCGAGACAACGAATGGTTATTACCTTGGATCAAGAAAAATTTAAATTAATTTCTCCTCAAGAATTTCATTCCCGAAAAACGTATGACTTGATTGAGCGCTGGCGGTATGGGAGAATTAGCGAAAAACAATTGGTTGACAGCCTAGTCCTGATAGGGTATGACAAAGAAATTGTCAGTGATATCCTTGAGGATGATGGCTAATGCAAGTTGAACGTATAGACACAATGGGTAGCGACCTGACTGTGGTCAACTCGGCTCGTGTGTCTTTCTCTAGACACTCAGATGAATTGAATAGAAGCGACGAGAAACTAATTGCATACCTTGCAAAGCATGGGCACTGGTCCCCATTCAGTCATTGCTTTGTACAGTTTAAAATCAATGCTCCTATTTTTGTTGCTCGCCAATTACAGAAACATCAGGTTGGCTTGGCATGGAATGAAGAGAGCCGCCGGTATATCGACGATGAACCAGAGGTTTACTCTCCACCTGAGTGGCGGCGCAGAGCAGCCGATAAGAAGCAGGGCAGTATGCTAGAGCCAGTGCCATCTCAACAAGTGGCACAGAGCATTGCAAAAGAACTCAACGACAAAGCAATTGATTGTTACCGGAGGCTTCTGAAGCTATCGGTTTGCCCAGAGCAAGCAAGGATGGTCTTGCCTCAAAGTGCCTTGACAAATTGGTATTGGTCAGGCAGTCTATATGCCTTTAGCAGAGTGTGCAACTTACGGTTGAAAGAGGATGCACAGGCAGAAACACGAGAGATAGCACAAGGCATCAGCGATCATTGTTCTGTTATTTTTCCAATCAGTTGGAAATACCTAACTAAGTGTTGATAGAAAGGAGTATTATTTTGTACACCGAGTGCAAAGAATGCGGAGGAACAGGTCTTGTAGAACAGTACTATAATCGTGATCCCACTGAAGCACCAAAAATGCAAGAATGTGATGTGTGTTTCGGTGCTGGTCAGAATTATAATGAACAGCCAATTGAAGAGGAAGAGTAATGCCAGATAAAATTAAAGCAGCACGGTCCCGCGCCCAAGCAAATGGCGACAGTAAAAAAAAGACAGAAGATCGTGCATCATGGTTTGATGAGCATGTTGTTGTTATAGGTGCTGACACAGAACAAGAGGATAAGATTAAGAAAGCACTGCAAGCCAGCATGGCAACCGGAAATAGTGGAGGGTAATATGAATTACTTCTTAATCACCAAAGACAATGCCGAAAGTATTATGACCATTGCTAGGCGTTTGACATGGGATGACGCCGAACAAGTTATGGCTATCATAAAAGACTTGAAGCCGGTAAGGATCACCAATGAAGGGAAAGAAGACAAGGACCAAGAAGGACTCTTCAAAAACAAATTCTCCGGCACAGGGGACAGGAACGAAAAGAAAGGGCCGACGAAAACCCTCCCGCCCTCAACTTCAGGTGCTGAAGTCTGGGGTGGTAATGGTAGCCCGATTTACTAACAATTGGTATGTAGCTGATGATGATTGATTGCAATGGAGGATGAAGATGAGTGACAAGTTTCCCGACAAAAAAGCTTTGTTGAGAGAGTTAAAGCGTCACAGTATGTACTTTAAGCTTTTGTATAAAGAGGGAACAGAAAATTCTTCCGTGGGTAAAGAAGCTTTTACATTCTTAGTCAGAGACATGGAAAGAATAATTGACGCTGTAAAAAACAATCTTCAAATTGATGAATCACGCCTTCCCGCTGTCTTTTACAAAACTGACCCTGAACCAGCAATCCTTGACATGTTTCCGTTTGTAGATGAGTTTTCAGAATAATTTGCAAATTGTTTTTCCAAACAGATTTTGTAATCCATAAAGAAGAAGTATTTTTACGGCAGGAATACACCTGTCTCACCCCGCCGCTCCCCGCCCTTTGCCGTTGGCCGATCCTCGCGCCGCCGGTTTTTGGGTGGGGGCGGTTTTTTCTTTCGTGGGGTGCGTCAATTTGTCGCATTTGTTTTTCGTGTTTGCCCATGCTAGGTTTAACTCCTCAATAATTGGAGTGTCACCTAATGACTAAATATAGCAGCGCCTCTATTCTCTCCAACGCCGTCGCACATTACATCAGCACTATGCCACAATCCGACATAGAAGAATATCTCTACGTTAATTTAATGTCGCATTTTGAGAATGTGGCCGATTACGAAGAACTACAAACATTTATTAAGGACTATACGCCCGACAGTTCGTCTTACAATTGGCTTGTTTCTGAGATCGATAAGGCCAACACAAGCGAGACGTCCAATGTCTAATCTTCTGAACGTAGCCAACGCCAAGACAATCAAAGGCGAGGCCCTAGGCTATCGCACTCACATTCTCTACCTATCTTCCGCCGATCAATCCGGCCATGAAGTATGCACCGATAGGTCCGATGCCTGCACAAAGTTTTGTTTGGACAAAGCAGGACGGGGCAGGATGCAATCCGTCATCGACGGACGTATGAGAAAAACCCGCCTTTACTTTAATGCTCCGTCAATGTTTAAGGCGCTATTAAATAAAGAG